GAGTCATCGCAAAGAGGTGGATATTAATTACCAATCAGAATTTACACCAACTTGAAATCAAACATGAAAGGTATGCTTTTGTACATGATGAACAAGTTATAGGTGCGCCACCATCATCAGCAAAACAGATCGCAGAGGTTTGTAAGCTTTCTGCACTTGAAGCTGGTGAATACTATAAACTTAGACTGCCTATTGAAGCCGATGCACAAATTGGTGATAATTGGGCAGAAGTACACTAATGCTACTAATTGATTCAGATTTCTTAGCTTATAAAGCAGCTCAAGCATGTGAAGAAGGTATTGACTTTGGAGACGATGTTATTGTCGCTCAATCCAATTTCAGTAATGTTCTAAAGATATTTGAGCGTGAGCTAAGAAAGGTTACAACAACTTTAATGGAAGACGAGTTCATCTTGTATTTTTCAAGTCCTCAGAATTTTAGAAAGAAAATTTCACCAGATTACAAAGGACATCGAAATAGGCGTAAGCCTCTAGGATACAAAAGATTAGTCAACCATTGTAAAGCTAATTATAGATTTGTTCTCCGAGATGGCTTGGAGGCAGACGATGCTTTAGGTATGGATGCAACGAAGTATCCAGACAAGGAAACCATCATCGTCAGTCCAGACAAAGATATGAGACAGATACCTGGAGTCCTATGGGATATGAAGGGTGATGTAGAAGAGATTACAAAAGAAGACGGTGATATGTGGCATCTAATTCAATCGCTAGCTGGAGATCCTACAGATGGATACCCTGGCTGCCCTGGAATTGGAGTTAAACGTGCAACGGAGTTGCTGAATAAGCATGAGAATAAATGGGAGGCAATCTGCCAAGCCTATAAGGAAAGAGGGTTATCAGACGATGACGCTTTATTAAATGCACGTTTAGCTAAGATTCTACAACACACTGACTACGATTATGACCGCCAAGAACCAATCCTATGGACCCCAGTATTATAAACGAGGTAACATAGAAGTCTGGGATTTTATTAAAGACCAAGACTTAAATTACTTTCTCGGTAATGCTATTAAATACATTTGCCGAGCAGGTTACAAAGATGATCCTAAAAAGGATCTTCAAAAAGCCATCCACTATTTAGCAAAAGAACTATCACATGTCTCTGACAATAACCCCAGACATACACAAGACATTCCTCAGCCAACAAGCGGAGGAGTTCCGACAGACTTACTCGATTGGCAATTCGAGGGGTCGTGCACCTCGGACTAAACAAAAAGATTTAATCATTGAGGAATTTAAAGAGTTCCTTGAAGCTGAAGGTATGTTATTCAGAGATAACGCCACCATCAGAGCTGAAGCTTTAAAAGAGCTTGCTGATTTAGTTTATGTCTGTTATCAGTATGCTTCCAACATGGAATGGGATTTAGATGAGGCACTACACAGAGTACACGAAAGTAATATGTCCAAACTAGGAAAAGACGGTAAGCCTATCTACCGAGAAGATGGCAAGGTTCTTAAAGGACCAGACTATGCACCACCCAATTTAGAAAATTTAGTTTAATGACTGCAAATGTTATCGCTCGTACAGGCCGAGTACAAAATTGGATTGATAATCCTGATGGCCGTCTCCCTGTCAGCTGCACTGTATTCGTGGTTGAAGACTCGATGGAGGGAGAAAATGGCATCGAAGCGTCTTGGCGTTTTGCTTCACATGCTCTCAGATATGGAGCAGGAGTTGCAATCCACTTATCCAAGTTACGATCAAAAGGAACTGAAAATGGCAAAGGCTTGGTTGCTAGCGGCCCAGTCAGCTTTGCAAAAATATACTCAGTATTAAATGAAACACTCAGACGTGGCGGGGTCTATAAGAACGGGGCTATTGTTGCTCACTGTGACATTGACCATGCCGATATCATTGATTTTATTACAACACCTAGACACGAACTCCCGTGGATCAAAAGGTGTGTCAATCTTGACTACGAAAAGTGGCAAAATACTGACTCGCTCACACGGGATGCATTAATTTATGGAATCAAATCAGGAGATATCTGGCTCAATAAAATCAGATACGACCAGTCAGGCCAACGGATCTACGGCAACGTATGTCTTGAGGTTTACCTGCCCTCACGAGGAACATGTCTCCTCCAACATATTAATTTGTCAGCCTGTCGTGTCAGGGACATTCAGGACGCTTGCGCTACAGGTATGTCCGAGTTGTGCAAACTCCATGGGAACACAGGTGTTGGATCAACTGGCGAATACCTCCCAGCCGAAACGGATCGCCAAGTCGGACTTGGATTCCTTGGACTAGCTAACCTTCTAAGAAGAGAAGGTATAACTTATGAACAGTTTGGTAGAGCATTAGGTGTAGTAAATAGTGGCAGTGCTATTGTCACTGACGCAGAGAAACTAGCCTATGAAATCAAACTTGGAGTACATAAAGCAGCTCAGGTTGCTGTACAAAATAATATGGTAAGAGCTTTTGCTATTGCTCCTACTGCATCCTGTTCATACAGGAGTAAAGACTTAGATGGGTTTACCGCAACCCCAGAAATAGCTCCACCGATTGCAAGAACTTTGGACCGTGACAGCGGTACCTTTGGTGTGCAATCATATGACTATGGCAATGTAGAGATTGCCAGTGAGGTCGGCTGGGACGCATACAAGCGTGTAGCAGATGGCTTCATGACATTATTAAATAACACAGGACTTCTTCACGGATATTCATTCAACTCTTGGTCGGATGTAGTAACCTACGACAATGCGTTCGTGGAAGAGTGGTTAGCTTCACCTCAAACCTCCTTATACTACAGCCTTCAGGTAATGGCAGACGTTCAAGATAAATCTAATGTGTATGCGGCACTAGAGGAAGAAGATGTCAACGATTACCTAGAGGGGCTTATAAAAGAACCTCAATGTGATTGTCAAGAATGAAAAACCCTTATGATAAACTACTCGCACGTAAAAGAAAGTGGTCCCCAGTGCAAACCACAGCTGGTAAGCTTAAGCCAGGAGCCGAGGAAACCATATTCCGTGCGCTTGCAATACGCCATATGGAGCTACCAGTTGGTGAATTTATTGAAGATGCGCTTGGAGAAGTACCTGATCACGCAAGGGATCTACTCAGATCCAACGTAAAGGATGAAGAGAACCATGACTTAGCTTTAGGCTATGTTGTTAATGCTCTAGGTGTAGACGAGGAGGCAGAAAAAGAAGCCCTTCGTCTACGAGCAGCATGGGAAGCTCATCCAGACCATACTATTACTAAAGCTTTAGTTGCCGAACGTGCTATCTTCTTTGTACTTCTGCCTTTTTTTAGGTTTAATGGCGATGCTGGTCTCAGAACGGTATCAGCTGATATTTCCAGAGACGAACAAATACACGTGGCCTCTAATAGCCTTGTATGTCACGAGCTGGACTTATCTCCTAGTCAATCTTTGGATAAACTTAGGAAGGCCACGATTAACTGGGTACTCCAACCTCTAGGTAGAAATACTACCGACAAATATTTAGACAGAAAATTTTGGACCGATTCTAGTGATCGTCTAATGTATGAAGGCAAAGCACCAGAACTTTCTGACACCAAGAGAGCTAGAATGCCAGCCTTTTTTGAACATGCCAACACCAACCTACCCAAGTACGCTTAACTGGGGAAACCTAGAGCGTTATCTTGATGACCTTGACCAACAGTTTCCTGACAAATTTCCTGACCATAACCTCTCCGATAAGGAGATTTCCTATAGGGCAGGTCAGATCTCTATAATAAGACTATTAAAACAACACTTATCGGATGAATAAATTATGTGCGGAAGCTTAATAAACTCAATCTTTGGTGGCGGTAGACAACCTGCACCACCACCAGTACCTAATGCTCCAACCCCACCCCCAATTCCTCAAGCAACTGTAACAGCTCCTGTTGAAGCACCTGCTACACCTACACCAGCACCTTACAGTGAGGATGAAACTAAGAAGAAAGCTAAGGTAACTGCTAAGAAGGTACAGAAGAAGAAGACTTCAGCTGGTACATCTCAGTTACAAATTAAGAAGCCAACTACAGGTGGTGTTAATACACCTAGCACACCTCAAGGTGTGAACGCTGGTGGTACTACTGGTGGTACTGGAACTACTACTACTAAGAAAGGAACACAATAATGAAGACAGCACGGCAAAGGTATAACAGACTATCTACAGACCGTGAACAGTTCCTTAATGTTGCTTACGAATGTGCAGAGTTAACAATACCAACTCTGTTAATGCGTAACGAGAAGCCTCCTGCTTATGGAGAATTTAAAACTCCATGGCAAGCTGTTGGTGCCAAGGGTGTAGTAACATTAGCATCAAAACTAATGTTAGGATTACTCCCTCCATCAACCAGCTTCTTTAAACTTCAACTAGATGACTCTAAGTTAGGTGTAGAAATACCACCTGAAGCAAAGAGTGAGATGGATCTTAGCTTTGCAAAGATCGAGCGTATGATAATGGATGCTATTGCAGCTTCCACTGATAGAGTACAAATCTTTTCAGCTATCAAACACCTTGTAGTAACAGGCAATGCCTTACTCTACATGGGTAAAGATGGTATGAAGATGTACCCTTTAAATAGATACGTAGTTGAAAGAGATGGTAACGGGGAAGTGGTAGAGATAGTAACTAAAGAAAGAGTTAGCAGAGATTTAATACCAATCAAGCTACCTGTTAACCCTAACTCACCTGTAGATGATGATAAAAATAACACAGAGAAAGACTGTGATGTTTATACTTGTATAAAACTAGGAAAAAAAGGATGGTATTGGTACCAAGAGGTACATGATATCCATATTCCTGGGTCAGAAGGTAAAGCTCCTAAAGATAAAAGTCCTTTCTTACCTCTACGTTTTGTCACTGTAGATGGAGAAGACTATGGACGATCAAGAGTCGAAGAGTTTCTTGGTGATCTCAAATCATTAGAAGCATTGATGCAAGCAGTTGTTGAAGGATCAGCAGCGGCAGCTAAAGTTGTCTTTACTGTGTCTCCATCCTCGGTTACTAAACCAGGTACACTTGCTAACGCAGGTAATGGTGCTATCATTCAAGGTAGGCCAGATGATATTGGAGTTGTACAAGTAGGTAAGACAGCAGATTTTAGAACAGCGTTTGAATTAATTCAAGTATTAGAGAGGAGATTAAGCGAAGCTTTCTTGATTCTCAATGTAAGACAGTCAGAAAGAACTACCGCAGAGGAAGTTCGTATGACACAGATGGAGCTAGAACAACAGCTGGGTGGTTTATTCAGTCTGTTGACTACTGAGTTCCTCATACCATACTTAGCAAGGAAGATGCACAAGCTAACTATTGCTAAGAAGATACCTAAACTTCCTAAGAATTTAGTCCATCCAACTATTGTTGCAGGAATAAATGCACTAGGACGTGCAGGTGATAGAGATGCTCTTGTACAATTCGTAACTACCATTGCTCAAACAATGGGACCAGAGGCTTTACAACAATACATTAATCCTGATGAAGCTATCAAGAGATTGGCAGCTGCTCAAGGTATAGATGTACTGAACCTTGTTAAGTCTATGGAAGAATTACAACAGGATCAACAGGAAGCACAGCAACAGGCAATGCAACAACAGATGATGAGCCAAGCTGGACAGTTTGCAAGTGCTCCACTTATGGACCCAAGTAAAAACCCTGAAGTAATTGAAGCTCTACCTGGCATGATGCAAATGGCAGGAGGAGAAGCACCACCAGAGGAAGTCGCACCAACCCCCTAATTAAATGGCTGAAACACAAACAATCACTTATGATCCATCAGACGATAGTGTAATCATGGAGGCAAATGAAGCCCGTGATGCAGAGAATCTAGCTGTTGGAGAAAAGATGCAGCAAGAACAAGAACAACTTCTTGCTGGTAAATATAAAACAACTCAAGATTTAGAGAAAGCTTATAAAGAACTTGAATCTAAACTGGGTAATAAAGAACGTGGCTTAGAGAGAGAGTCTGAACCAGAAACAGAAACAGAAGAAACAGTTGAGCAGGGTATAACTGCTGAAGATTTTTACAATGAAGATGGTAGTGTCAACACTGATACTACTGAGAAAGTTTATGGTGAAAAAATTTCTGAAGTTTTTAAAGAGAATGACATAGATCCCTTCAAGATGAATGAATACTTCATGGAAAATGAAGGTACATTATCTGAAGAGATGTATGAATCTCTTGGTAAAGCTGGGTTCACTAAAGAGTTAGTTGACTCATACTTAAAAGGTGTTAGAGATGATACTGGTATCACCCAAACCGAGGCAACAGTTTTATCTGATGCTGAAGTAAAAGACATTCAAAATATAGCAGGTGGTAAAGCTGGTTACGAACAGCTTATGACATGGGCTAGTGAGAATATGTCAGATACTGACGCTAAAAACTTTGATGAAGTAATTGAAACAGCTAACAAAGCCGCAGTAACATTCGCAGTTAAAGCACTTATGGGACAATATGAAGATGCAGTTGGACGTGATTCAAATCTAATTCAAGGTAAGAAATCTCAACCAACAGAAACCTATCGCAGTATGGCTGAGGTAGTTAGAGACATGGGTAATCCATTGTACGAAACAGATGAAGCATACCGTGATGATGTACGCCGTAAGCTTGAAGTGTCTAACCTTAAGGTATAATGGCATTAAATCAAGACCGTGTAGTATCACCTGACCCATTTATATGGGTGAAAGATAAGGCACTTCCTCGTGAATTTTGTGAGGAATGTATAGAGAAATTTCTAGTAGATGACAACAGGTATGACGGTATCAGTGGTAATAAAGGTCAAGTCCAATCAATTAAAAAATCAAAAGATTTAGCTATCAGTTGTAATGGAGACTGGGTTCATGAGAATGAAATGTTTTTTAAAGTATTACATGCTAGTCTTTCAGAATACATTGATCACATCCAATCTCATTATGCATTAAAATGTTATGACGATAATGAGCTGTATGATTGGGCAGACTTCACTCCCTTGTTCGGAGACATAAGTGACAAGGGTTATCAAATACAGGAAACAAAACCTACTCAATTCTATGACTGGCATGATGATGCTATGATTCATTGGAATGAAAATAAGGAACGTAGTCTTACATTCATATGGTATCTTAATGATATATATGACGGAGGTTGTACGGAATTTTTCAATGGTTTTTCAGTACCTCCCCGTGCAGGTAGGATGATAATCTTCCCTTCTACTTGGACATATATGCATAGAGGTGCTAGGTTGTTAGGTGCAAATAACAAGTATATATGTACTGGTTGGGTGTGCCGTTATTTTGCAGATAACCCATTACCACCAAAGGAACCGTTAGAACCAGAAACTATAGAAGACACTGAAGATTTAGATAGTCTTCTAGAATTTGAACCTGCCGAATTAACATTAGATGAAAGTATTTTACCAACATGAAATTTTTATTACTCTCTTTATTGATCGCATCACCAGTCTTAGCTCATCCTGAGTTACATATACATGACCATGACCACGAAGAAACACTTGAACAGGTGGTTATTCACAACGAATAATTGTGGTTCCACCTTAATGTCTGCTTTATTATGTCGTACAATTAAGACATATGTAGAGCCACGTACTCTAGATCACGTAGTAACTGGTAGTTGTGTTGAGACTTGGTGTGGACACCACAGCCTTGCCCCTAAAGTTAGTGGTCCAAAGGTGTTTTTATATAGACGATTGCCTTGTCAGATAGGTGGCTGGATGCAGATGATGCTAAAGCATAATCTTATGGAGTCTGCTGAAGAATGGATAGACAACCTTGAGATGATGCTGACTGTTAAAGACATTTTGTTTATAGAAGCAAACGATTTCTTCAACGATGTACGTGGTACTATGGATAAGGTGAGTAAGCATTATCACATACCCGAAATAAAAGATTTAGGTTGGGCTAATCATAATGTAAAGACTCTAGGATTACAAGACGTACCCTATTCACCAGTGACTTTACCTCCAGCCCCTGATTTCATAGGAGATTTTACTGCTAAAGATGGTATCATAGACCCAGACGAGGCTATGACTATACCAACAATAGCAAACATCGTAAATGAATTACGGAAAAAACATCCACATCTTAAGGATTACATGTGATTAAGATAATTGATGATCTACTACCTCACCAGCAATGGCAAGAGTTACATGATTACTTTTTAATTCATGACTGTCCTTATAAATACCTTGACCATATGGTGTCAGGAGGTGATTCTCACTTTCAATTTGTACACGGTATAGTGCTTGGTGGTGTTGGGGGAGCACCTGTCTTTGACGAGACACGTGTAAAAAGAATCGAACCAATATTAACAAGATTGAATATAGACTTCTTGTTAAGAGCTAAAGTTAATATGACTACTCGAACATCTGAACCATTACAATCTAACTTCCATTGTGATACAAACCAAAATAATCTTACTGCTATTTACTATGTGAATACATGTAATGGTAAGACACGGTTTGAAAATCCAGACATAGGAGATGTAGATAGCAAGGCTAATAGAGTTGTCATCTTTAACGCAAAACAAAAACATTGCACTGTTACAACCACTGATGTAAAGGCAAGGGTTGTAGCTAATATAAACTATTTACCTATACGGAGTGATACCTGGCGACCCGATTCATCGTCCTCGCCATCAACCTAACATGACTAATCATGATCACTACCGAATACGGTAAGCAAAACATTTTCGCTAACGAACCACAAGTACAAGTATTAACTATGGACAACGAAAACGCAGAAATTCAAAATGGTCGTTGGGCTATGGTAGGATTCTGGGCGGCCATCGGTGCTTATGTCACCACAGGACAAATCATTCCTGGAATTTTTTAACCCTTATTTTTTTTAATGACAACAGCCACACTAACAAAACCAAATAGCAACTGGGATAGTTTATGTGACTGGGTTACGAGTACAAACAACCGCCTCTATGTGGGGTGGTTTGGGGTACTTATGATCCCTGCACTTTTAACCGCAGCTACAGCATTCTTGATTGCGTTTGTCGCTGCACCTCCAGTTGACATAGATGGTATTCGTGAGCCTGTCTCAGGAGCCTTACTCTATGGAAACAACATCATCTCAGGGGCAATCGTCCCGTCATCTAACGCAATCGGTCTTCACTTCTACCCAATCTGGGAAGCTGCAACCCTCGATGAGTGGTTGTATAACGGAGGACCATATCAACTTATTGTGTTCCACTTTCTCATCGGCATTGCATGTTACATGGGACGACAATGGGAACTTAGTTATCGACTAGGAATGCGCCCATGGATTTGTGTTGCTTATTCCGCACCAGTGGCAGCAGCCTTCTCAGTTTTTCTCGTTTATCCTTTTGGACAGGGGAGTTTCTCTGATGGTATGCCTCTTGGTATTAGCGGGACTTTCAATTTCATGTTCGTTTTCCAAGCCGAACACAATATCCTTATGCATCCGTTCCATATGCTCGGTGTTGCAGGGGTATTCGGTGGAGCTTTATTCTCTGCTATGCACGGAAGTCTTGTTACTTCCTCACTTATTCGTGAAACGACTGGGCTTGAGTCTCAGAACTATGGATATAAATTTGGCCAAGAAGAAGAGACGTATAATATTGTTGCGGCTCATGGGTACTTTGGGAGACTCATCTTCCAGTATGCTAGCTTTAACAATAGCAGGAGTCTACATTTCTTCCTGGCTGCTTGGCCCGTCACTTGCATATGGCTTACCTCTATGGGAATCTCCACTATGGCTTTTAATCTCAATGGATTCAACTTCAACCAATCCATCGTAGCAGCTGGAGGACAAGTCGTACCTACATGGGCTGACGTACTTAACAGAGCCAACCTTGGCTTTGAAGTTATGCACGAGCGTAACGCTCACAACTTCCCACTTGACCTAGCTTCTGTTGATACAACTGAAGTAGCTCTTGTGGCTCCAACTATAGGATAATCAAATGCCTAAAGGTAAAGGTACCTATGGTACCAAGAAAGGCCGCCCACCTAAAAAGGGTAAATAACACCAACCGTTAAAAACAATCGAACCGAATCCTACAGGGATTACCATTTTAAAAAACGTAATCCCCCTTAATTTATGTGAAGAATTAATCTACACATTTAACCAGAATAAGTCTGAAGCTGTAAAATATAGTTGGTCTAAAGAACAACATAATAATGTTAATTGTTTTGCCATTGATTTAGAGAATTACAACAAACAGCTTGATCAACAAGTATACCAAATTATTCAGAATGTACTGAAGAAATTAGCTGACAAGAACCCTTTTGTTTCTTGTAGCTCAGATACTGGTTACACCTTAAGAAAAATTTTTGGTGCTACTAAAATGCATACTGATAATATATTTCCTGGAAAAGAATACACAGGTTATAGAAACATCAGTTTAATCATGGCATTGAATAGTAACTATACAGGTGGTGAGTTTCATTTTCCATTACAGAATCTGAGACTAAGGTTAGAACAGGGTGACATTATATGTTTTCCTGTTTATTACACACATCCACATGAGGTATCAGCACCCACGGATGGGTTTCGATACACAATTAACACTTGGATACTTCAATAACATCACGTCCGTTCATCCAATTTCATGGACGCATGAAACCTAAGCATGGAACGGGGCTTAGGTACTAGAGGAATTATCATGTCACAAGTAGAACTTCAAGCTCGTATCAAAGAGCAAGAGGATTTCAAAAAGGAAATGAAACTCAAGTATCGTGGTGTAACTTACACTAAAAACTCACACAATTAATTAAATGAAAAAACTTGCACTTGTCCTAGCAACTTCAATTGCTTCTACACCTGCAATGGCTGGTGTTTATATAAACGCCGAGTCTAACGATGGCTACACTGGATCTGATTACACAGGTAGAACTGTTGATCTCCATGTTGGCTACGAAGGATCTCTTTCTAAGTTTGACTACTACATCCAAGGCGGTCCTGCTTTCACAGCAGTAGCTGATGTAGATGGTACAGAATCAAGCCTATCTGGAAAAGTTGGTGGTACATATAATGTAACACAGAAACTTGGTGTCTATGGTGAGTTCTCTGGTATCTCTAATGAAGATGCAGACAACAGCTATGGTACAAAGATAGGTGCTAAATACAGTTTCTAATATGTATTCACTATTTGACTATATGCTTTCACCACCGATGAGAACAGTTGTTGTTGTCACGGAGGATAAACTCAAAGACTTACAGAGGAAGCAAATCACTGATGAAATCAGCATCAACCAAAGACAACAAGAAGAGCTTGAAGCTGCATTTACTCGCAGAAAACAAAGCCTCAATGATTCTTTGGCCCATCTTGAATCCCAACTTAAGGCGATAGAGCCTGTAAAAACTACGAGGAAAAAAGTTGTCACATCAAAGTAAAGAGGCACCAGCCTTTTTAACACGTTTCGATCTAGATGCTCATCATAATAAACCTGAAGAGCATAAAGAAGAAGACGAATATCAATCTTTAGAAGAAGCTTTACTCGGTGAGTAAGGTAGGAGAAGAGGCACCTCAGAGTCGGACCTCTTCTTCATTGGCATCGGCCCAGTACGCTGGATACCCTATGCCGTCATGACGGTGGGATAGACCACAAACCTCAAGCAGCTTGAAGAAAGTTAATACACACATTTATTTTTAATAAAAATGGCTCATCAGAGTACGGCGCATACAGCGTCACTGACCCGCCCAGGTCAGTTAAACAGTGCAAGTGACGCAAGAGCGTTATATCTTAAACTGTTTTCGGGCGAGATGTTCAAAGGCTTCCAGCACAATACGATAGCCAGAGATCTCGTTACAAAGAGAACTCTTAAAAACGGTAAGAGTTTACAGTTCGTCTACACAGGACACACAACAGCTGAATACCATGTTCCAGGCCAGTCCATACTTGGTAACTCAGACGGTGCTCCTCCAGTAGCAGAGAAGACAATCACAATTGATGACCTTCTCATATCAAGTGCTTTCGTTTATGAATTAGATGAAACACTTGCGCATTATGAGTTACGTGGTGAGATCTCTAAGAAGATCGGCTACGCTCTAGCTCAAAAATATGATCGCCTAATCTTTAGGTCGATTGCAAAAGGTGCTCGTCTTGCATCACCTGTAACGAAGACTAACTTCGTAGAACCAGGTGGAACTCAGATTCGTGTTGGTGCAACAACCAATGATTCTGATGCTTTTAATGCAAGCAACCTAGTCACAGCATTCTACGATGCAGCCGCTGCCCTAGATGAAAAGGGAGTAAGTGGTGACGGCAGAGTAGCTGTTCTTAACCCACGTCAATACTATAGCTTAATACAGCAAACAGGTGATAACGGTCTAATTAACCGTGACTCACAAGGTTCTGCATTACAGTCTGGACAAGGTGTTGTTGAAATTGCAGGCATTAAGATCTACAAGTCAATGAACATCCCATTCCTTGCTAAGCATGGTACTGCTTACGGTGGAACAACAGGTGAAACTGCTCCAGGAAATCTTGGCTCCTTTGTTGGAGATGCAGTAGGAGATGCTAGAGCATCCGTAACAGGTGTTAACAACAACTATGGTAACGCTACAGACTTCAATAAGTCTTGTGGACTTATCTTCCAAAGAGAAGCCGCAGGTGTTGTTGAAGCTATCGGTCCACAGGTTCAAGTAACAAGTGGAGACATATCGGTGGTCTACCAGGGTGATGTGATTCTCGGACGCTTAGCAATGGGTGCCGACTTCCTAAACCCAGCAGCCTCAGTTGAACTATATGTAGGTGCTACTGCTCCAGCAGCATTCGGCGGTACATATCCAGCTAACGCTTAATTATACATTTATACGGGGGACTTTGTTCCCCCTTTTTTTTATGGCAGCACAAGTATCTTATGGAGCGTCCACCGAACTGGATGCAGTTAACTCTATATTGATGTCTGTTGGAGAGTCCCCTGTTAATACCATAACTAATGTGCAAAGTCCAGAAGTGGTCATTGCAAAGAACACTCTCAGGCAAGCCTGCCGTGAAGTGTTATCAGAAGGTTGGGTATTTAATACAGAGAAACAATATCCAATAGCACTCGATTCAAACAATCATTGTATTATTCCTAATAATGTATTACAGATTGATGTCAATGCTTTCAAGCATCTCGATGACTTCCATGTAGTAATGCGTAAGGATAATGGAATATTAAAACTTTATGACCTACATGAACATAGGTTTAATTTTGACAACACAAGTGACAGTAAAATATATGTTGATATAATCTGGATGTATGAGTTCGAGGATATCCCACAGGTATTCAGAGATTACATAACAGCCAGAGCCTCAAGGATCGCTTCAAACCGCATGGTAAATGACCCTAAAGCTGCCGAGCTTATGGGTACAGATGAATCATTAGCTAGAGCTTTAGCTATGGAGTATGATGCTAACCAAGCTGACTACAATATATTTAATGATCAGCAAGGTAGGACCAACCCAGCTGGAATTTACCGACCATATAAAGTATTACAAAGAAGGTAATGGCAGCAATCAATCAACGTATCCCTAATTTTTTAGGAGGAGTATCTCAACAGCCAGACACAATTAAATTTCCAGGGCAGCTCAGGGTGTGTGATAACGCAGTACCTGATGTCACCTTTGGCTTAAAGAAACGTCCTCCAGGAGAATTTGTGAAGACGTTGACTAATGCTAATAGCACTGGTTACTGGTATGAGATACTAAGAGATGGTGACGAAAAATATTTAATGCAAATCACCCCTGCAAATACAGGGTCACATCCAATTAGAATATGGGATATAGCTGATGGTACAGAGAAATCTTTGACCAATAGTTCAGGTGATTCATTATATTCTTATCTCGCTGGAGCTACAAACAAGTATGCGATTCAAAGTATTCAAGACTACACGATCATTGTCAA